AAAAACGCAACAAAACGCAACAGAAAAAAGAACAAAAAAGTGAAACGAAACAAAAGGACCTTCATGCCTGGGAGAAGATAAAGCAGCAGTTTACTGACTGGCCAGACGACAAACTGAAGGCCTACTTAAAGCAACTCGAACTGAGAAAAGAAGAGTTGGAGAGTATCCCACCCGAGGAAGTGACTCCGGAAGAATATAAAGAATTAGGCAAGGTTCGGAGAGAGCGACGAGCTATTCTTTCTGATCCTGATTCGTCTCAAACATGTTCCGGCCATAACCGGGACGGTAGTCAATGCAAAAATCCAGTAGAACGAGGCAAGAGGGTTTGTTGGATGCACGGCGGAGCTCCGGGAGCAGGAGGGCAGAAGGGAAATCAGAATGCCGTTAAACATGGCTTCTTTGCAAAAATATTTCCCGATGACGAGGAAACCAGGGAGATATATGAGGCTATAAACACTAAAAGCCCGATGGATATACTTTGGGATCAGATAGTAATTCAGTATACAGCTATAGCCAGAGCGCAGAAGATTATGTTTGTCCGAAACCAGGAGGACATAACAAAACACTTGAAACAAGTCAAGGGTAGTAATCTTGGAAAAGTTAGTAAAAACGGTGAGAGCATTGAAGTGATTAACGAGCGGGAATGGGAATTCCAATACGCCTGGGACAAGCACGCAAGTTTCCTTAAAGCGCAAAGCGCAGCTATTAAGACCATAGACGGTCTTATTTTGCGTTATGAGGACATGGTAGATCGTCATGAGCTTAAGGGCCTGGTGGTTGAAGAGCATCGGTTACGTGTTGAAAAACTGAAAGCAGACGTTGCAAAGGCGCAAGGTGGCGGAGGCGAGCTAGGGGATATTCTAGACGAAGTTCTAGAAGAAGAGGGTTTGACTGATGGATGAGCGGGAAAAGAAGCGGCAATTCGTTAAACACGTCATAAAAGACATTCGCAACTACTCCCGCAGATTAAGGAAAACCAAGCCCCTAAGGCCGTACCAAGTTGACCCGTTACTCTGCATTATTGACTCAGTAGAAAATAAAAAGGCCAAAATCATCACAGTTATGATGTCTCGCCAGAGCGGTAAAAACGAATCCTCAGCACAGCTAGAGGGTTTTTTGTTGACCAAAAACAAGCGTCGCAGCAGTATTATCGTTAAAGCAGCCCCGACCTGGAAGCCGCAGATCGTAAACAGTATAATCCGTGTCAAAGATGTCTTGGACAATTCTCTTACGAAAAAAGCTTTTAAAGGCGAATTTGGTTTTATGATTGTCCTTGGCAAGTCTAGGGTTGCTTTCTTCTCAGCTGAACCAAATGCTAAGGTTGTGGGTGCCACCGCCGATTTGCTTCTTGAGATTGACGAAGCTCAGGACGTCAATCAACAGAAGTACGATAAGGACTTTGCTCCGATGGGCGCCAACAAAGCTGTTACTACAGTGTTTTGGGGAACTGCTTGGGACACTGATAATATGCTTGAAAAGCAGCGGCAGATAAATATTAAGAAGGACAAAAAGCGAGCAAAGGAACTAAACTGCAGAGTAGAAGACTTGCCAGCGCAGGAGCGGTACCACTTCGAGTATGACGCTCACGAGGTATCCAAGCATAACCCGGATTATAAGACGTATTTTAACCGTGAGGTTGAGCGTCTTGGGTTAGGTCACCCAATCATACAAACCCAGTACCTACTCAAAGCTATTGCCGCTGCAGGTAAGTTTCTAAACGAACAGCAAAAGGCAAAATTACAGGGCGAGCATGAGCGATACCACAAACCAAAGCCGGGTAGACGTTACATATCGGCCATTGACATAGCCGGTAAGGATGAAGAGGCTCAGGATGCGGTACTAAGAGGACTAAAGCCCAAAAAAGACAGTACAGTACATATTATCGGAGAGCTAGATTTTTCGGTATGTGACGAAATTAATCAGGACCCGCTAATTAAGATTGTTGAGATTACTTACAGAACTGGTCATGACTTCGACACTCAGAAATTAGAACTATTGGCCGATCTAAATCTATGGAAACCAGAATTTGTTGTATCTGATGCGCGCGGCATTGGTGCTGACATAACATCGTGGTTAGCCAAAAAGTACAATGCAGTAGAAGAGCACCAGTCAACAGACATAACCAACAGTGACGACGGCTTTGCGATACTTGCAAAAGCCAACACCGGACTCTTGAAAATGTTTGCCGACGATGGCAGCGAGGAATACAAAGAGTTTTGGGAGCAAGCAGGGCAATGCAAGTACGAGATTAAGGCCCACCAGAAGTTAAAGTTTTTCGTGTCGGAAACAGAAGGACATGACGACTTTATGAAGGCCTTAGGCTATCTGACCAGAGCGGCTGGTAATTTTGCCGTTCCAATTGGTGAATCAGAAGAGCACAGCTACGACGAGTTAGAGGATGATGATTACTATGATGATTATAGATAAGTTTACTTCTGCCATAACCTCATTATTTAAGAAATCAAAGCCAACCGCAGAAGTTGAGCCAATACAATCAGATCGCTACTCCGAGGTAGCTAGTCAGGCACAATCGGAAAGTCTGTTCAACTACGACATTTTCAAGGTTGAAAACGACAGACGATCTGTGCTTGCTGATGTGCAAAGACTGCTTGACGAGGATCCGCGAGTCGCTGAGGCCAATAAGCGTATGGCTAACGCTGCAACGCGGGGAGGCATAACGGTAGTCGTGTCGGGTGCATCTGCTGATATACAGGCCAAAAACAAAAAAGCGCGACCCGGTGCGACAAAAGCACGATCCAACGCTACGGCAAATCGAGCGCAGCAGATACTTAACGACCTGGTGAAAACCGCAAAGGTTAATGCTAAAGTTAACGGCTGGGCTAAGCGGTTAGTGTCAGACGGCGATCTTATGCTCAACGTCATTGTTGATATGAGGGATAATACTATTGTCGATATTCGCAGAGTGCCGCCAGTCACAATGAAGCGCAACGTTGATGACCGTGGGCAGTTTATCGATATTAACCAAGCATTTAGCCAGCTAGACCCTGCCATGCATGTTGCTTCATTGTTTGCTGGCATACCGGACAGTGCATCAAGACATTTTGCACTATGGCAGATGAACCATATCAGGTGGGACCATACTGACGGTGATGTTTACGGAAATAGCCAATATAAGCAGATCCGAAGCCTGGTTAAAAAGCTGCAGATGACGGAAGAGGACTTGGTTGTTAGGCGCAGAACAAGAGCGCCACAGAGAAGACTTCATACAGTAGGGAATAAGGATAAGCCCCAGAATTGGGACGCGGTGGAGGAATATAAAAAGAAAAATTCCCTTGGTAGTAGTAAGTTTAAAGTTACAACTGACTACTACGGCAATGGTCTAACGGACATCAAGAACTTGGACGGTGACGCCAAGCTACATGAGATAGCGGATATTATTTATCTGCTCAACATGGCTTTTTTGCGTCTAGGCGTTCCTAAGGGTCTACTGGGCTTTGCGGAGGATATTAACCGCGATGTACTAGAAGATCAGTACAAAGAATATGAGAAAAGCCTTGAGCAGTTAACCGACTCTCTGGAGTATGGAGATTCTGGAGCTTTTTCAGGGCTCCGGGATATATTCGACTTTGCGCTACTATTGCAGGGCATTAACCCTGACTCAGTGAGCTATAACATACGCTGGAGTGATAAGAGTAATGAACCGACAAAGGACAGGATAGACCGTGTTCTTAAGGTTATGAGGGGCAAGTTGTTGAGCAGAAGGACAGCACTGCAGTCTATCGCTAACGACTTCGATGTTGAGAGCGTGGACGAGGAGTTAGCAGCGATTGACGAGGAGAATAAAGCAGCACTGGCTTTACTGGCAGGCATGCCTCCGATATTGGAACCAAGGGAGGAGCATTTAGCTGACGGTTGTGGTCATAGTTACATCACTGATGCTCAGGAGTGGGCAGATGGGTTTCAAGAGGATAAAATAAACAAGCTTGAGGCTAAGGTTTTAAAACAAACCAAAAAACTATTTGCCGACGTTCATAAAAAGCTAAAAAAAAAGATAGCTGAGCAGGAGCAGGAGCAGGAAGTAGCTGACGCTGCTGAAGATAGCACTACCGACGAAGACGCAGCGTACAAAGCTACGCAAAAGATTATTGATAGCTTCGATAGTGCATGGATTGACGAGACTGCACTATACTTAAACGCTATGTCACCTTTTTATAAAACAGCGTCAACTCTTGGCGGTGAATATGCCTACATTCAGTTAGGTTTAGAGTTTAAGCTGCTGACTGAAGATATCTTTAACCGCGTCTATAACGAGACAGGCGAGCGGATAAAAGGTATTGGTGACACAACACGGGAGCAGATAAGAGTCGCTTTAGTCGAAGGCTATATGGCTGGTGAAGGTGCTTTAAAGATAGCTGCACGCATAGACAAAGTATTTAATACTGCTCAATCTGTCAGGGCGGTGGTAATAGCAAGAACAGAGATGATGTGGGCCTATAATCAGTCAACAAAGGCGCATTATAAAGGTGCAGGGGTTGAACGGGTAGAATGGAGTGCCGCAAGAGACGCGAGGACGTGTCCAATATGTCGGGCACTTGACGGTAATATCTATGATATCGACGATGCTCCCGACATACCAAAACATCCGCAATGTCGCTGTACACTTCTACCCATTATGTCATAAATTTGTGGTATAATGACGGTATGTTGGGCATAAGGGGGAGAAGTTATTGCCGGACAATATACATGAAAAATTTAAGAAAATAAAAGCCGAAAACGAAGCAACACAGAAGAAAAGCAGATCAGATCATCCGCAGGTTTTGGGCATGGACAAGCTTAATTTTCGGCTGGGACTTGGCCTTGACGAGATGGAATATGAGGCAAGAATTATGGCCTCCGCATTTTATGAGATAGCTCAGGGATTCGCTAAAGCGGCAGACGAGATAGCCGCAGGCAGAGAGAAGATGGCAGAGAAGTTTAAAAAGAAATAGCATTTAGTTAGTTAATCAAAGCCTTCACTTCGGTGGCGGGCTTTTTATTTTGTCCGGAGGTGATTGAATTGAAGCAGGTAAGGGCGCCGACTAATAACTAACAACCAGAAACTACGAAAGGGGGATATTATGAAAATACCAGATAACGACTGGGAAGTGGCTATTTTGGATAGCCTGGAGCCTGGTGAAAATAGAAATAAAATCGGATTTAAGTCCGGCGAGGATCAGGTAATAGTCGATAACGCTAATGACGCAGCGACAGAGGAAACAACCGTAACCGACGCTTTGGCTGATGACCCTCAGATGGCTGAAATAATCAACTGCACTTCTGCTATGGCCTTGTTGGTGATTAAAAAGAAGTTGACTGTAGCACCTCTGACAGAAATGGACCGGAGGATATACTACGAGGCGCTAGACATGAAAGCACGGATGATTAACGGGGCGTGGTCAGTGGAACGGGCAGCAGAAAAGGAAGCGGAAGCACTGGCAGAAGCTAATCGTGTTGGTTTTCAGATGGAAAACGCCACAGTAACCGTAACCGCTGGACCGATGACTGACGCGCAGCACGCCACTATTACCGATTCAACGGGAGAGACCCGAGATATTTGCCTGTCGATGGCACAGCCGATAGTTGATGCCACAGGCAAACCGTCCGGATGGTATCGTCAACCTGCCAGTAAGGTGGACGCAATCAATGACAATTTGCGACTCTATCCGCGTCCCATATATGCTCCTGCACTAGCAGAATTAAAACAAGCAAATTTTCCTTATGCAGGGGAAAATCCACATCCTAAATCATATAGGACTAAAACTGGTGCTGTGATGTTTGAATCGGTACTTGAAAATCAAGCGGTAGTTTACCGTGACGCATATATCACGGACGATGGCATTGTAATGGTTGAGTATAAGCCATTGGCTGAATTCCCTAGAGGCCGAATGGTTCAAGCGTTAATTGACGCAGGTAAACCAGTCGGTCTTTCAAATCGCATGACAGGCCCCTTGGTAACCAGAAAAGTTAATAACCGCAATGTGGAAGTGCCGGTTAGTCTAACTTTATACGGCTGGGATGTTGTTATGAATCCCGGGGAATCCCTAGCATTTTCCGCACCAGTTCCCCTGGCCGACGCTGCAATAAAAGAAATATGCGATTCTCTAAAGGAGGACGATAACCAGATGAATTTTCTCTCAATGTCTCTTAATGAATTGAAAAATTGGAAGAATGTCAACGCCGGCCACAAGGAAATGGCATTATGTGATGAGGCTATTAGACTCAAAGAAATTGCCGAAAACAGTAGTGCCGTTACCGATGAATTAAATGTCCTTAGACAGGCAGATGAAACCCGTAGAGCCCAAGAGGTTGCAGCGCAGGCCAAGGAAGCAGCAACACAGGCCCTGACTGACGCCGTGGCAGTTTTGCCTTATGACCAAAAGATTAAGGATGCTCTAATTAAAAAAGGTGAGGCTGTTATCACCGACGCTACACAGGTACTCGGCTTTATCGCACAGGAGCAAGCGTTCGTTGACTCCCTGCAGGTAGGCGCAAGGCTAGAAAACCTTGGCTTCCAGACTCAGGCAAAAACTACGACTGTTGTTGATGTGGTGCCAGGTGCCGCAGCTCAACCGTGGCAACCGATTGTCGATAAGTTGATGTTAGCTTTTGACGATCATCTTAGAATCAAAACCGGCGTATTACCCGATCCTGAGTTGAGAAAAGCTAATAAAGCTATCCTTGACCGACTACTGCAACGCATGGAAAATGAAAACCACCCAGATTTTATTAAGCATATGAAATCCCTGACTGACAGTGCCCAGGCAATTAATGATGAGGGTGCTATTACCGACTCTGCTCTTAGTGCAACCGGTGACTTTTCGCAAGCGTCAATTATTTCCAGCGCAATTTTGCAGCAGGTATGGCAAGACTTACATTTCCTGCAACTTGTTATGACTGAACCATTCAGTGGCACAACCATGAAGGTGCTGATGGAAATTGAAAGCGCTGATCTATATTCGCAAGATGACTTTGCGACAGGCGAATATGAAGGTATTGAAACCGAAGGAACTGCAACTTCAACCCTAGAATTCGGTGCTGAATGGCTGAAGCGCGGCACTGTTGTTTCTAGGGAATCAGTGGTAGAGCTAATGAGCGGTCCGTTTAACTATGACGTATTAGCCCGTAACCTTGCAAACCTGACTAAGCGCTTCACTCGCTTGACTGACCAGAAGATGAGCACTGAAATGTTGATGACTGCCGATGAATACTTGGCTGTATCGGTAATTGACGAGGTAGTAACTGCAGACGAGATCACAGCGGTTAGATCTGGCATAAACGCTCCTCTTGGTACAAATGCCGCTTTTGTTGTGTCTCTACTTGTCGGATACGCTACAACCGCAATTGGTGCAATGGTTCCTCCTGTCGTGAGACCAAGGAAAAAGCACTACATCGACCACACCGGCAAAAAGGTATATACCACAACCAACCCGATAACTGTTGTACTTGGCCTTAATACCCTAGTGGAAGGTGTCTGGGATCCTATTGCGGGACAAATTAAAGCTAAATTTGACCCTGCAAGACAAACCAGGACGACCCCACATTATGCGGTAGACTTTGAGAATGCACTTGTGTATTTTACTGCCGCTTCTGGTGTTGATGGAACGCACCTTCCGACAATCTCTTATGCCTATACAACTAACGTGAGTTTCTTTAATATCACCGTACCGCCCGGCGTTGACCGTGCTAAGTATTTTAACCGCTTGGTTGAGCAGTTCGATTATGAAAAGGCTTACATGGGCAGTGCTCCGAGATACGTTACTCCTAACTTTGCGCTCGGTTCGCTAAATGCCATGGTGAATATTACTTCTGCTGAACTGTTTTATAACTCTCGCTTGCCTGCAGGCACTAACCTGTTAAGTGGTCGGCCGTACATTGCCACCAGAAACGGTGTACAGCTTGGAGAAGTCAACTCTCCGTGGGCAGCAGGTGACAAGCGCCTCCTACTTGGCGCAATGAACAAAACTCGCCTTGGTGTTGGCAGTCCGTTCACCATTGAGGGACCGCATCCGCATTATGATGCAAATATGAAAATTACTTCTGCCAAACAGTATTTTGCATCACAGCAGCTTTGTGTCACGACTCCGCTGTTGACTGACGATAACGGGGTAACTTTTAATCCGCCTTACCGCACAATTAAACTTTATAACGGTTAAAGATTGGAGTGCTGAGAATGATTAAGGTAAACGGAGATTCACCATTTTTTAATCCAGCGACCGGGCAGTTAATCGCTCCCGGTCAAGTCTATCATGTTCCGGACCCGGTACCGGAAAAGGTAAAAGTTGCCGAACCGGAAAAGGACATTAAGAAACGTGGTAATAGGTAATGAACAAATTGCTTATATGCTCAATTCTTCTTAATGTCACTTTATTGATATCTATAATCCGATTGAAATACCGAGTCAATAATATTGTTGATGAAGTAATAAAGCAGTTAGAAGAACTTAAAATGACTTTGCTTAAAGATGGAGAAGAGTATCGTGAGAAATTATCTCAGGGTATCGCTGAAAAACTGGTTGATTTAATCAATAAAAAGGGGTGCAGGAAATGACCCTGGCAACTATAACTGAAATACTCCGCAAAGAAATCAGGGATACAGGAGAGGAAAAGGTATTTACCGACGACGATCTGCAGTCCTATCTTACATCAGCACTAAGAGACTATTCAGGCAGTAAGCCATATCTCCGCGAAGGAAGTATTAACCTTGTGGCGGGCGTCAGCAAATACCCGTTACCAGATGACTTTTTGGGTTTCTTTGAAGAACTGGAAGAATGGGAATACCGCATTATTGACAGTCAGTTAAGGTTAACTCCTATGCCATCGTCAAGCTATGAGTGGTCCTTTGATTACCGCGCTGCATGGCCGTGGGATAGGGTAGATTCAAATCCATTGGTATTGTTCGCGAAAGACAAAGCCTATAACGCACTTGCCGGGGACGAGGCTATGTTAATGAAGTATAAGATCGGAAAATCTTTTGAGGTGGATAACTCTAAACTTCCCGACTACTTGATTAAACTAGCTGCAGTGGCTCGGCAGCAGTACGAAGATCAGGTTTACTTCGTGGCATACGGGAGTGTGGGGTAATGGCTCTAGGCGATAGCAGGGCCTCACGCACCCAGAGACATATTACAGCTATATTTGCCGCGCAGGGCTTTGATGCTATTATCGAAAAACCGCCAGTTGCAGACCCTGAGGACATTTTAGCTGAGCCAGAAGGGCCTCCTATTTCTACTACAATTAAAATCATCGAAGCTGAACAAAAGCAAAGCGAGGACGAAACTCCTGTAGGCGGCAAACCGGCAGGAGTTTTTGAATTCGTAGCACAACCCGACGCCGACATAAAGACAAGTTACTTCTTGATCGTTGATGGTGAGAGGTACAAAATAAACTCTGTGTTCCCTGAAAGAGCG